CGATAGTTGTCAATGGCGATACAGTAACTACACTCGTCAAAAAAATGTGTAATTATTTCGGGCTGACAATTGGAACACTCACGGCAACGGGCTACACGCTTGCCACGGCGACGCAGGACAACAAAACATGGCTGGATATAATTTATACCGCCATACAAGACACGCTGCGCTACGGCGGCAAATGGTTTGTCCTGCGCGATGAATTCGGGAGTATATGTTTGCGGAACCTTACGGAGCTTGAAAGCAATTTAATTTTAGGCGATAGCAGCCTTTGTTACGATTATGACTATTCAAAGTCCATCGACGACGATTATTACAATAAAATCAAGCTGGCGGTAGACAACGAGGTAACCGGAAAGCGCGATATCTATATTGCGCAAAACAGTCAGGCGATAAGTAAATACGGGCTTCTGCAATATTACGATGTTATGTCTTTTTCTACCACAAGCGAGGCAAAGAAAAAAGCTATCGCTATACAAATGGCTGACGCTTTACTTAGCTTATATGACGGTGAAACCGAAACGCTTACGATGGATTGCTTAGGCGATACCTCAATCCGTGCCGGAAGCAGCTTTCACGCTTATATTTCCGACATAGGGATAAATAAGCGCCTGATTGTAAAAACCGCCACACACACATTTCTGCCAAACCACACCATGAAATTGGAGGTACGGATATGATTAACGAGATAAAGCAGATTGTTGAAAACTATTTGAATAATCGTAAACTTGCCTGCTTGATGATCGGCACTGCGGTAAGCGGTGGCGTAAAGGTGAGCGAAAAGTTAACGATTCCATACGAATTGATTGTTGGAAACCTTAAAATAGGGCTGGAAATCGGTAAAAAAGTACGTTTATTGCGTGACGATGGCGGTCAAACCTATTACATACTGGAAGTGATAACATGACGCTTGCAAGTACGGTTACAACCGACTTAGAACTATCCACAGACATTGAAACTACGCAGACATATAAAATATCTGATGATAAGATACAGGGCTTTATAGATGATTTGGACGCATTGAAACAATTTGTTTATATCGTCCTCAACACCGAACAATCTGAATACCCGATATATGATTTGGATTACGGGATAGCGCTTAATGATTTGATTGGGAAAGACAGGATATATGTTGAAGCCGAATTACAACGCCGCATAACTGATTGTTTGGAAACTGACGACCGAATAAACAGTGTGGATAATTTTGCTTTTACTGTGACCGACGACGAACTATTATGCACATTTGATGTAAACAGCATATACGGCACAACTACAGCAAGTACGGGGGTGACTGTATAATGTCCCTTTTTTCCGCATACACCTATGACGCAATCATGGCAGATATGTTAAGCCGTGTTACAAGCGATGTTGACAAGCGTCAAAGCAGTGTAGTTTATGCCGCAATCGCCCCGTGCGCTTACAAACTCGCTGAATATTATGTGCAGCTCGACAATTTTATAGACTTAGTTTCCGGCGACACGGCGGTTGGTGAATACCTTGACCGTGTTGTCGCTGATTACGGTATTACCCGCAAGGCTGCGACATATGCGGTTAGGCAGGTTACGACAAGCGAAGCGGTTGATATCGGCTCACGGTGGGCTATCGATGATATTGTGTACAGCATTACGGCACTGATTTCTACAAATGTTTACAGCGCGACGTGCGAAACCGCCGGTACGACTGGAAATACATATAGCGGAACGCTTTCAAACATCGACAATACGTCCGACGCAACCGCTACAATAGGCGATATAATCACTTCCGGCACCGACGAGGAAACGGACGATAATCTGCGGACTCGGTTTTACGAGCAGATACAAAGCCCCGCGACTTCCGGAAATTCAGCGCATTACAAGCAATGGGCGCTATCTGTGTCAGGAGTCGGCGGTGCTAAAGTATTCCCACTATGGAACGGCAACGGCACCGTGAAAATTCTTGTCGTTGATTCCAACATGGAGATTGACACGGGGCTACCCGCTACAGTCGCGGCCTATATTGAAACAGTGCGTCCCATAGGTGCTACAGTGACCGTCGCAAGCCCGGAGGGGTTAGCAATAGGAATTACAGCTAACGTTGTTTTGGACGGTTCGCAGACACTCGCGGCGGTTCAGACAGCATTTATAACTGATGTGACTGAATATTTACAAGATGAAGTATTTACCACATACAGCGTGAGCTATGCGAAAATTGGTTCTCTCCTGCTTTCTACGGCGGGCGTGAGCGATTATAACACATTGCTTGTAAACAGCGGCACGGCAAATATTACGATTCCTGACGCAGATATACCAATTGTGGGGACTATAACGCTGACGGAGGCGAGTTAATTGGATTTACTTCCGGTTGTATATGAGGGCAACTCCACAATGGAGGAACTTCAAAGCATTTTAACGGCTGATGTCTCGACGATGATAAGCAACCTTACAAAGACAATTGACGAGTGCTTTATAGATACCGCGTCCGGCATGTTAAGCCGTTACGAAGTGATTTTCGGCATTACGCCCAACGTGTCTTTGTCAGATACGTCAAGGCGTGAAATTTTAAAGGCAAAACTACGCGGAGTTGGCACCGTAACAAAACAACTGATTATTGATACGGCGGCAAGCTACAGCAATGGTACAGTCAAAGTTATAGAAGACAACGCAAATTACAGTTTCACCATAAAATTTACCGGAACAATTGGAATACCCGCAAACATGGCGGGGCTGACAGCTACGCTTAATCAGATCAAGCCCGCGCATTTGGCGTTTTCATATGCCTATACCTACCGCACACACGGGCAGCTAACAGGGTACACACACGCACAGCTTGCGGCTTATACCCATGCCACAATAAGGGAGGGAACGTTATAATGGCAACCACAACCACAAATTACGGCCTTACAAAGCCTGCAACAACGGACAATTACGATATCGCCGTGCCAAACGCAAACATGGATATTATTGACACGCAGATGAAAGCAACTGCGGATGGTGTGACCGCGATAACGGGCGGCACAACGGCGGCGGCAAAAGCCGACAAGCTGACAACTGCCCGGGCAATATCCGCTACAGGCGACGCAACAGGCTCAACCAGCTTCGACGGCTCCGCTAATGCGTCAATGGCGCTTACCTTGGCGGCATCAGGCGCTACAGCGGGCACTTATAAAAGCGTCACAGTTGACGCAAAGGGGCGTGTGACGGCGGGCACAAATCCGACAACCGCCGCAGGATATGGAATTACCGACGCTGTTGTAAAAGTCGCATCATGTTCCAACACGGCGATAACAACAACATCGCAAACAACGGTTTTGACCTATACACCGTCAGCACAGGGCAACTTTAACATTAACACTTATGTTCGTGACGTGACCGCCGCGACAACGATAGATGTTGAACTGACATATACCGACAACGGAGGGTCGCAGACAGTGGAAATATTCAACGGCAGCGCACCGGTCGGCAGCAACATGTTACCGTCGTACTTTTTTAATGCGACAGCGGCGGCAATAACGCTAAAAATAACGGCAGGAACAGCAAACCATGTTTATGTTTCGGCTGCATTGGAGGAATAATTAATGGCTGGATTTTTAGGCGGGGGATATGACCCATGGGAATTTGAAGAAGAACAGACATCATCTACGATAGCAGCATCATCTTTAACAGATATTCTGAACATTACAGGCAAAGGCTTTTTAGAATCTGTTATTTTAAATGATTCTAACACTGGCAGCGCAGTTGCAAGAAGGCTAAAAATTATAAAAGATGGTACAACAGTCTTGGATGAATATAGTGTTGGTACTGGCAAAACATATTTTGGGATAGTACCCATAGCGGCATTACAATATGTGATAGATAATTCTGGACACTATATAGGCATTTTAAACGGAAATAACTATTCTACCACTTTAGATGGAAGTATTGTTTATAATTCAAGCGATTCATACCGAAACGCAATAAATTATCCTGCCTTTCCTTCGTCATCTGAACAGACATTAGATTTTTGTGCACTTGTAACAATTGCTGAACCTGTCTATTTTAGCCAATCATTACAGATTCAAGCGCAAAGTGTTACATATACAAGCAACTATTATATAAAAGTGAGGCATTGATATGACGTATACAGTAGAAGACGGCAACGTATATAGTACAGAAATCACGACAAACGGCACAATAGAAATTCGTATAGGTGGGGAAACGCAATATTATGTAAAGTCTCAATCATCATCAACAACTACAGCCGATTATGTCACCACCACAACTACCACAACAGTTTATCAATGGCAGAAATGGGACACGACAAGTAATGCCTATGCTGATGATACTACCAACACAGGCACGATATTAGGGGTTACGCCTACAAGCGGGGCGGCTACAGTGATAACAACAAGCACAAGCACCGACACGATGGGAAAATTGCAAAGTGATTTGTTAACTTTGCAGACAGTTGTGTCACTTATGGACGCTGCAATGGATGCTGAGGAGGAATCATAATGACACCACAACAGGTTATTTTACTAAATATTAACAGCGGTAAATACAGCAATCTTGTGATTGCAATGCTTATTATTGCCCATTTTATCTTAGGAGGGATAACGGCTGCACAGGTAACAAGTGATTTGGCACTTATTAATTGTACATTTGATTCATCTGCAATTACTGTTAGCGATGGGGCAACAACATACACGGTAAATGCGCTTATAATTAATTGCATTGGAACGGAATTTACAACTGTAATAGCATTAGGAAGTTTTGTAATGGATGCTGTTATCAAAAAAGCATATACAAAGTCCTATATTACAAGTGCAGAAGAAACAACATTGTTGGCGGCGGTGAAAGCATGAAAAATAAGACATTGAAGTTTGGCATTTTATGTTTGCTGATTGGCTGTTGCCTTACGATTTATGCGGGTGCAAACGCGAAAATAAATATAAATTCCATGACTTCCTCCGATTGGCAGAGTTGCAGTATTAAAGGTATTGGTGAACGGACGGAATCAAAGCTTCTTGCCGCCGAACCTTTAAGCAATATTGAAAGCATTTCGACCATCAGCGAAATAGGCACAGAAAAAGCAACTATAATTGAAAAGCATTTTACCACACGCGATACATGCCGTTATGAAATATTCATGGCGGCATTAATTATTGGCATCAATCTTATCGTAATAGGTGCCTTGATGATTATTTTTATACTTGTCCGACAGGTATTAGCCGCTCGGGAATTTAAACGCAACATCAAAAATTTGTCTGAAAAATAAGGGGCGTGAGGCGGTGGAGGTGGCAACAGCAATCAGCGTAACCGTAGCGGTGATAAGCGTTATTGTAGCAATATTTGGTCTGTCTATCGCGGCAAAAAATTATAATCGGTTTGTAAGCCGTGACAGCCGGGAGGAAAATCAAACGGAAGGAGAGCTGCAAAGCGACGTATCTTATATCAAGCGCCGCATTGATGATGTTTTTCTGGAACAGCGAGAAGCAAATAAAACATTGGCAGAGCATTCCGAGCGGTTAACGCGAGTTGAAGAAAGCGCAAAACAAGCCCACAAACGAATTGATGGGCTTGAACACAGAATGGACGATGATAAATAATATCATCGTCAAATTATTTTAGGAGGTAAATTAATATGGCACATCCAGACGCAAGTTTAGGAAAAGTTATTGCAAGCACTGACAGCGCGGCGTACACCACCGCAGGAGGCGACAGGTTCACAAAAGGGCAATGTACATGGTATTGTTGTGGGCGGGCAAAAGAAAAGAAAGGCGTTAATCTTTCCGCATTACTTCCGTCCCCCGCGAATGGCTGCGACTGGTTTAAAAAAGTTGTGACAAATGCACATGTCACAAAACGGGCGGCATCGCAAGGGCCGGTAGTGGACAGCATCGCTTCGTTCAGCCATAATACATGCGGGCATGTGGTTTATGTTGAAGCTATACGCGACGGGTATGTGTACTTCACGGAGTACAACTGGAATCAGAACATGAACGGCAAATTGCAAAAGGTTGCAGAGAATAAGTTTGCTACCATGCGGGCAAATTGCACACTCAATGGATATATCGTTGTGAGGTAATTATGAAAAAAGGTAAAAAATGTTCTACGCATAAAATTATTACGAATGCTGTACATATCGTGAGTTTGATAGCGATTATATTCATTTTCTTCGTCTGGAAACAAGGCACCGTAACCGACGCACCATCCATGTTGCAGTATATCGCATGGATAGAGATAACCAACCTCGCGCAGTACAGCGTCAAATCGGGTTATGAGCATACACACGGTATCTTTGACAACCCAATTACAAACGCCGTGATACAAGCATCGCAAAACGGCGACATAGCGTCTGGAATCCAGCAAGTTGGCGAAGCATTAAAAACCATTAACGAATCGGACAACTCGGCAGAATCAACCGAAACAAAATAATTTATAGCCGGTTATCCCGGCAGAAAGAGGCATTATGTCATTTTTTACATGGTCGACACTTTTAACAGTGTCTGGAGCGGCAGCAGCCACAGCTTACATTGTGCAATTCCTTAAGAATTTTTCAGCAATCAAAAAAGTTAATTCACAGCTTGTCGCGTTCATTGTCGCGTTCATAGTGATGGGCGCGGCAATGTATTTTAACGGCACATTGACCACAGACAGCATCGCTATGTTACCAATATCAGCGATAATCGTGTGCTTTGCCGCGAACGGAGCATATGACAGTGTTGCCAAAAGTGTATCGACTGTTACGGCATCTGTAGAAACAATTGTAAGCGAAATCACATCTTCGCTGACATCGGTTTTCAGCCAAGTAAAAACCGCGATTGAATCCATCGGGGCATCGACGGAAACAGCAACAGCAGCAACCTACACGGCAACAGATACCACAGCGACAGATACAGCGGCAAGTACAGCAGCTACAACCAATGCGACAACGGCAGCAGCGGCAACAGATACAGTTGCCGCACAAGACACAGCAGATACGGCGCAGACCGCTACACCTACAACCGTCCAGTAATTTTATAAGGAAACATAAAATCCCGTCCTGTGACCTTGTGATAAGGTTGTGGGGCGGGTTTTCTATTTCGTGTTAAAATTTGCGACCACAGTTTAGACAGACACGTTTTATTTTGTTTGCTCCCAGCCCTCCGGCAATCAACCCGGGCACTCCGAGAAATGCCGCTCCGGTTAGAGCCTTGCCCATCCCGAAACCTTTTTTAACCACAGTGATTGACGTTGAGCCGCAATAGGGGCAATGGGGAACAGGCGCAGATTGTGATTCATGGGATTGTTTCATTAGTTCCATACTTCTTTTCCATGACATATATAAAGCCTCCTATACATTATAATAAATTAATATCACAGTATCACAAAATGGGGGATATTGCAAGGGTGAATTTATATTATGCGGACTTCGTGCGGACTATTTCAAACAAATAGCTAATCTATGCGATTTTAATATAAAACAGAACTCGGCTTACAGACTTACTCGCGATGAATATTAAACCCGCATAGGTTCTACAAACGTAGCGCTTATGCGGGTTTTCTTGTTTTATAGTTCAAACTCTATATAAACAAATATAACTTAAACCAACATATTTATACGGACTAAATACGGACTAATCTTTATTTAAAAAAGCGTTCAGCTTATCACCGGCGCTTGTAATCATTTGTGGCTTTAACGACATGTAAACTTCATGTATCATACTTGCGTTTGCGTGACCGACAAGCTGTATTGCTATTTCTTCCGATACATCAGCCATGCAGAGCATACAAACATACTCATGCCGGAACTGATGGGCGACTACATCGGCGCGCCAACGCGTGGACATATAAACAAATTCTTTGCCATGCCTTACTTTTCTTTGCTTCTCTGTGACCTCATGTGCAAAACCGTATTTATGCCAAAAATCAGACCAAACTTTATCGTACTGTGAATAGGTCAGCGGCTTTTCTTTTCCACTTAAAATATAAATATCCGGAGACATATTTTTAAATGGCTCTAACGCGCTCTCTAGCATTGACAGGAGCGGTATTTTTCGAACTCCTGCGGCTGTCTTTGTTCCCTTTAAAAATGGCTTGTTGTGGCGAAATTCAACCGCTTGCGTGATGCTAATTGTCTTGTTGGTAAAATCTATATCTTTTAGCTGTATCGCGCAAGCCTCGCCACGCCTCTCGCCTGTGCAAAGATATATTACGGCTGGTAGCGCATCGGCATCAAGGTAATGCTGCTTAACTATATTGACTTGTTCGTCCGTAGGCGGGTTGCGTTTAGTTCTCTTTAGCCCTTTTGGAATTGATGTCATTTTTGCCGGATTAGCATCACCGCGCCATACTGGACTATCTATCCACAGTTGAAATATTGCATTTAGGATTGTTTTTTGATTTGATACGGTTGTGTGTGCCATGCCTGATAGAGACTTTAAAAATTCTGAAATCATATATGGTTCTATCTCTCTCATGCGTTTGCCCTTAAAACGGTCGTGAGCGCGTTTGACAGCGGGTAAGTATGTTCTTTGGGTACCGTATTTCATTTTATAAACTTGTTCTTCATAGGCATCACAGACGGTTTCCCATAATGGGCCACTGGCTAATTCTGTTTTTATATTCTGTGCTTCTGTAAGCGCGGCGTTTCGTTTATTCCACACTGTTTGAGGGTCAAGAGAAGAAAAGGAACGCCGTTTGCCATTAATTGTTTCCTCACGTTCCCACACGCCGTTTTTCTTGTGACGCAAACCGTCTGTTAGTTTTTTCTTCATATATTCCTCCATAAAATTATAACCCGCCAAAATGACGGGTTTTCCCTATCGGTCACATAACATATTGATAATTTTTCCTATGCAATTGTTTGATTTAGACCAGTTGCGGCAGTTTCATTAGATTTTTTAATGTATTTTGCATTGAGAGTTAAGCCTCCGAGCATTGTCAAGGCTGATTCTTGACCGTCTACATTGAGCTGACGGAAGAATAAAAGCGCTTGCTTTTCAATCTGGGTAATATCTTCTGGCATAGACTTTTGACCAGTTAAAAGATAATCGGTTGTGACGTGAAATACTTTCGAAATCTCAACTATTTTGTTTAAATAGGATTTGGAATTGTTCCTTTTCCAACTATCAACCGTTTTTCTCTTTATATTTAAAGCATCTTCAAAAGCGGCGTCAGATGGAAAGTTATTCAATATTAAATCTAAAATCCTGTTTAAGGTATCCATAGTATCTCCTTGACTTCGAAAAATATTCGAACTATAATATACATATAAAAGATTTTTATGAGGAGAATAAAAAGATGTACGATTTTAAATTAACCGATGAAGTGATAAGCACTATTTACCATACAAAGCAGTTGTCAAAGCTTCTTAATGATAAGTCGGGAGGAATTAAAGAAATCATAGTAACGCCTAATTCTTTTAAACTTAACTGGGGAGAAAAACGCGGTATTCAAGAAATTAAGTTTGATAAATTTTCCGTTAATGCTTAATTCATCTTGCACTATTGCAAAGGGGACAAGAATTTTCTCCGTGTTCTTTTATAAATTTGCATTTTCCCCAAGCCGCGTCCTCACACATAAAGCCTGTTGCTTTGCGCTCACTACTTTTATGTCCCATTAATGTTCTCTCATTAAATGTTACTGTTATTTCTCTTTCATCATCAATCTCAGGGCAATAGCCAGTTAGTGGTTCGTCATAAGTCATTAATAATCTGTCCTTTTTATGCAGCCTTTAAACAGGCTGCTTATTTTTTATAATTTATTATGCATAATGCACATTAGTTTTTAACAATTATTTGAATTTATGTATATAGTTCTAATGTTCGAAATATATTCGAAAATCCTGTTGACTTCGAAATATATTCGAACTATAATAATATCACAACGTAAAACAACGTAACGAAACACTAACCCCCTTGATTAAGGGAGCATCAAATTTTATTATGCTTGTTTTCTCACAACGTTGTAAAGTATAGCACCTTAAAAATTTAAATGCAACAAGAGAGGTGATTTATTAACAATTTGTTCACAATATGAAAGTGAGGTGAAAGCATGTATAGCAAATGGGAACTGACCGAATGGGGAAAGCAAGTAGAGGCACTTAGAAAAGAAAGAATACCCAAAATGAGCAAAGCAGACTTATGTGACCGGTTAGATATATCCGTTACATATTACGATTTTATTATCCACGGTCAGCGCACCGGATATTGTCAGCGTGACAAGATTCTCGAAATACTTACCGACCCAGCGAAGGAGGCATCATAATGCCGCGCGAAAAAGAGCTTTACCGTGACACCTTAGAGCGTATCCGCAAACGCGCAGATGAAATGTACCCTGACAAGTTGCTTTATCGGCAGGAAGAAGCCGCCGAAATTATGGGAATATGTACAATGACACTTTATCGCAAAGGATTAGGCACACTTATTACAGCAGAGCAGTTAGCACGGGCATTTGCTTAATCTCCCCATTACATATGAAAGCGAGGTGAAAAGAAATGGACGAAAAATTAAGAGAAACGCTCCAAAAGCAGTTAGAGCTACTTTCAGAGCGTTCTAAAGATGAAGGAATCTTTAACAATGAACTGGCTGACTTAACTCACGCGATGGTTGATGTTGCTTTAGCAATTACTTATCCGGCTCTTGCTTTAGAAGAGCAGAAAGCTTCTCGTCGATTGACGACAAAATTGTAATAACTTGTTTTTGGTATTTACTGCAAAACGAATTAGTGAAATCGTTTTCGGATATACATCCGCCGTATAGGTCGTATTTCTCGCAGACTTCATAATTTGTACATTTTTCTTCTGACATTATGTATCGCCACCTTTCGCCACAATTTTACATCTATGCGGCGAAAAAGGCAACAAAAAAGCACCGTGTCACCGGTGCAAACGAAAATAACTTATGTGCTTATTATAGCACAAACGAAAGGAAACCTCAATATGAGTAATTTAATTCCCTTTGACTATCACGGCAAAGAAGTTCGCACAGTTTCAATTGACGGTGAACCGTGGTTTGTTGCAAAAGATGTATGCGACATTCTCGACATTCAAAATGCCACGCAAGCGGTTGACCGTCTTGACGAAGATGAAGTGACTATATTCAACATAGGCAGTCAATCCGGCGAAACAAACATTATCACGGAATCCGGTCTTTACAGTTTAACCCTCGGTAGCAAGAAACCCGAAGCAAAACCATTTAAACGTTGGGTAACGCATGATGTTATTCCGGCAATACGCCGAAATGGCTCCTATTCCGTAAAACCTATGACACAGGCAGAACTTACCGCCGCTATAGCGCAAAATCAAGTAGAGATTGAGCGCAAAGCCAACGCCGCTCTTGACACTGCAAACAAGGCCAATGACAGGGTTAATACCGCACTTGACGCTTTGGCAACGCCACCGGAACCGGATTGGCAGGTTGCAACAGGAAACCGCATAAAAGCGATTGTCGCAGAGAACCAATTATCTTATTTGAAATTTTTCGGCGATCTTTACAAAGAGTTAGAGGATACAGCACATGTTAACTTGACGTCGCGTGTCAGCCGCATGAAAGAGCGCATGAAAAAGGCCGGTCACACTCACAAGGAACTTGAAAAAATAACAAAGCTCCATGTTATCAGTTGTGATCCTATTTTAAAGCTTGCTTTTGATGGAATTGCCAGACGGTACGAAGCAAAGTACAAGATAGCAAGGCTTTCAGTGTAAAAAAAGGACGTTCAAAACGCTTTCCAAAATAAATTTAAGTGAGGAATCGTTATGAACTATTCAGAAATTATTGCTAATCCTTTTGCCTATTGGCCTAACTATGAAGTACCGCGCTTGCCGATTATCGCGCAGGACCTGTTATCTCCTATCACTGCTTATGACAACATGGTTGTTGCCGAATGGAAAACAGGCCGCAAGAACCCGAATTACAAATATGCCGCACATGATCTGTTAATCAACACTTTTGGATTTTATATGAGCAAGGGGGCGGCATTATGATTAAGATTTTTGTTTTGCTTGCAGTTACAGCGTTGGCTTATGTGTCAATCAAGAATTTCAAGCAACACCACACCGCCGACGCGGTTATGCAATTAATCCTTGCATTTATAATTTTGGTTGTAGGAGGCGTGAATTGATGGAAGAAACAGTATACACCGTAACACCTATCAGCGGCGTTGAAATAACTCGTAATGAAGATACAGGGCAGTCGGTCGTAACAGTCGGGGCGCAGAGCATTGAGGCCGCAGAGGATATGTTTTATGCGTTTGCAAGCACATGTAAATCAAGTTTGCACATGCCACGGCGCAGAATTTTAGGATTGTGTTTAAGAGCAATGATTTTTAATGATTGAAAGGAATGGCTACAGAATGAACAAAGATAAATTCCGCGGGAAAATCATTGGCAGCAATATAGGGCGCGAAGAACTTGATTGGGCTTATGGTGATCGAGTAGAAGAACTTAGCACAGGTAGAATATTTATTTGCGATTTATCGCATTTTGATGAAAGAACTCTGTTAAAAGATGTTTTGATAGAGGTTGACCCTACTACAGTCGGGCAGTACACAGGACTGCGCGACAAGAACGGTAAGGAAATCTATGAGGGAGATATTATTTCTGTACAATTTGAGGTTGACAGAGAGCCGGAATATGGAGAACCGCCAAAATGGTATGAAAATTTTGGCGTTGCATTTGATGAAGTGCATCACTGCTGGAGCACAAAAATATCAGAATCCGAATACGGCGAATGGCTTTACGAATATGACGAGGATTGTGCCAAAGTTATCGGCAGTATTCATGACAATCCCGAATTGCTAAATTGATTGGAGGTGGTCAAGCAAATTTATCTGGGAGGGAGATGAAGAAAAACGCAAAGAAAAATAGAAGAACGAGCCATACAAGAAGCACAATACATAATCCTTTATGGTGCTACAGTAAGGCAAGCCGCAAAAGAATTCGGGATAAGCAAATCAACCGTCCACTTAGATATGACCGTAAGATTAAGAAAAATAAATCCTCAACTTTATAAAAAGTTAAGGCGGTACTTAGCTTTAATCTTTCTGAGCGTCATATCCGTGGTGGACTTGCGACCAAGCATTTATACGAGAAAAAGATGGGGAGTGATTGAAATGGAAGTGTTAAACATGCCCGAACTAAAGACGCGTGATATGTGCAAGCCGGACGATGTACCAACAGTTACGATAACGCAACACAATGTAGACAAGGTAATGCTGTTTATCCGTGTCAATAAGATAAAGGCAAAGCAAGTGGGTATTTCGGGCATTACCGCATATGCAAAGGCAACAGCGGCTGAATGGGTGCTGAAAGTATTGGGGCTGACAGCATGACCGGCATATTAGCAATCCTATTAGTCACATGCGGTATGTGTTTGTTCTGCGCGGTTGGAGTATGAATATGTGAAAGAGGTGAGAAAGAATGGATAAATGTTGCAGAACTTGTGAGTACTGGATGGAAAGGTATCAGAAATGTGAGCATCCCGAGCAATTTCAATGTGAATCAGATGACTATATGTCACCACCGGAGAAATGTTGTGAATTATGGGAACCGAGTGCAGAGTAAGCAAATGCCCGTCCGTACTGGCATACGAATAGGCAAAAAGAAATAACTATACACCGCTATTATAAGCGGAGAAACGGAGATTGTCAAATGAATATCGAAAGTAATGAGGAATTGCGCAATTTGATTGTTGCACAGGCGGCAGAAATAGTTGAATTGAAAAATCAACTTTTCACAGAAAAAAACAATGCAACCATGTATCTGGACTTATGGGATAAAACACGAAGAGAACTTGACAAAAGCAAACTGCTTTTAGAACCTGACCCGTGGGATAAGGCAGATGCTTGATTACATAGACCAAGCGGCATTAGACCGCGCGGAGAGAGCCTATTTAGAGCCACCCGAGCCGCAGACAATCGGCACATGCTTTATTTGCGGTTGGCCTGTTTACTCGTCCAGTTGGTATGAATATACGTATAACGGCTTGCGGCATTGCGACTGTAAGCCAAGTGAAAAGGAGAATGATTTATGAAATTATCAGCAATATCTGAAAAAGGTTGCTTGGGTATCAAAGAATTTGAATGCAAACCCGGTAAATTCACGCTTATCAAGGGTGCAAAAGGCGTTGGTAAAACGTCTGTTGTTGAAACCTTGAAAATGTTTTTTACTAACAAATTTGACCGCTCTGTTTTTGTCAATACCGATTCTGAAAAAGGCGAGGTTATGCTTGCTTTTGACGATGGTATGACAGCAAAGAAAACCTATCATCCTGCCGGCGGTACTCCATCTGCCAACATTGATATAAACGGTATGAAACCGAAGTCACCGGAAAAGTATCTTAAATCGCTTATGTCGGACGCGCAAATAAATCCTGTATCATTTGTCGGGTTGTCTGAAAAAGAGCAGACGGAAACGGTTTTAAACACTATTCCCATGAGCCTTACACCAGAACAAGTTACTGAGATATGGGGAGAACTCCCGGAGGACATAGACACTGATCAACACGCCTTGAAACTGTGCAAGGCAATTGAAAATCACTATTTTTCGAAGCGTACCGGCATTAATTCAGAAATAAAGAATCTCAAAGCAAACATTTCCGATCTCAAAGCAAAATTGCCGAACGGTTACGATGTTGAAAAGTGGCGTGATGCAAAGGCCACTGACACAATGAAAGAAATCAACGAGGCAAGCGAGCACAACAAGTATGTTGCCAATTGCAAAAATCTTGTTGCACAGGCTGATAGCCAAAAGCAAAGTATACAAGCCATTGCAAACGCCGAAAATGCCACAAGGCAATCAAAAATAGCCGCCCTGTTGGAACAAGTTGAAATGCTCAAAGCACAGCAGACAGCCGCAACGGACAAGGTAAAGACTGATTGTGCCGCCGTTGATGAAAAAGTTTCTAAGGCTCAAACGTGGCTGAACGAAAATAAAGAAATCGAAATCCAGCCGTTGCAGGATAAGGCCGAGGAAATCGAAACAATGAAAGGATTTGTCTTATCTGCCGACGATTTATTTTGCAAAGAAACCAATCTAAAAGCCAAGGAGACAGAAGAAAAAGACTTGTCATTTAAGATTGACCTTGCCCGCAGTGAACCGGCAAAATTGCTTAAATCAGCAAAGATGCCTATTGAGGGATTAGGCATTGACGGCTCCGGAAACATCGTTATTAATGGCAGACCAATCAAAAACCTTTCAGATGGCGAAAAGATTGAATTTGCCTTGAACATTGCAAAAGCAACAAGCGGCCCGTTGAAATTAATCCTTATTAATGGCTTTGAAGCGCTTAACCCGGCAGAGCAGCAAAAGTTTATTGATTCCGTTGCTGATGATGAATACCAGTACATTATTACATGTGTCGCGGATGGCGGACTTAACGTTACCACGGGCGAACATTTGAATATCAAATAGGAGGGCTAACATGTCTGATAATCTTAAAATCTATAATGCCGTGCGTACTGCACCGCCCGAAGCCTTAAAACCAATCAGCGGCGGGCGTATGAATGGCAAAAGCGATATTAACCCAATGTGGCGCATAAAGACGCTGACGGAACAATTTGGGGCATGTGGTATCGGGTGGAAGTATGAAGTTGTGCGCTTCTGGCTTGAACCCGGCGCCAATGGTGAAGTATCTGCATTTGCACAGATAAATCTATTCTTTCGCAAGCCCAAAGATATTGAATCATCCGATTTTTTGGAATGGAGTGAACCAATCCCAGGCATAGGCGGCAGCGCTTTTATTGCCAAAGAGACTAAGGGGCTATTTACCAGTGATGAATGCTACAAAATGGCATTAACCGACGCTATCAGCGTGGCATGTAAGGCTTTAGGCGTTGCAGCAGATGTTTACTGGAATAAGGGCAATACCAAGTATGACAGACCAAACAATCAGCCGGATAAACCACAAGGGCAACCGCCAAAACCGCCGCAGAACGCCAGTGAATCACCAACTAATCCACCATCCGCTAAACCAAAGCAGCATGACACCGCACATCAAATAGCATTTGCATTAATCAAGCGTTTTGGCGAAAAACAAGCGTCCGAAATGTTATTTCCAATTACCGGTTATAAGTCTACAAAAGATATACCGGATAAGGAACTTAAACGAGTGCTTGACCTGATAAATGGTTTTGAGGAAATCGTATGACCGTTCAATTTGACCGTGCCAAGTGGTCAGAGGATAGCAAGGGGTTTTGGCTATCATTGCGAGTTAAAGCCCCTCGACCTGTCCGCGAATTTGTACAGTCCATGAAAGACCGTCTATACGATGCGGAACTGAAAGAGCATCGAGAAAAACGTTCACTTGATGCCAACGCTTACTTTTGGGTGCTTGCCGGTAAACTCGCCGCGAAACTTCAAATATCACCGAATGAGATTTACCGGCAATACATACCTGATGTAGCCGACAATTATGTTATTCAACCAGTGCGAGAAGATATGTTAGAGCGTTGGGATAAGATTTGGTGTGCCGGTCACTTAGGGCGTATGACGGATGATATCGGAGAATGCCGCCATACGCCCGGGTATCACAATATACGATGCTATTTGAGTTCTTCCGATTACGACACGGCGCAAATGTCGCGGCTCATATCGTTGATTGTGGACGATTGCAAGGCACAGGGTATAGAAACTATGACGCCTGATGAATTGGCAGCACTGGAAAGCAAGTGGGGCGAATGAGAGAGTGCTTTTTGTGTGGCTCTACATATTGGATTGAACGGCATCATGTGTGGGGAGCATCCAATCGTAACAATTCTGAAAAATATGGAATGGTTGTTGACTTATGCCACTTCTGTCACAACGAAAATCCAAACGGTGTGCATTTCAACCGCGAGAATGATTTGAAATTAAAACGCATTTTTGAGCAAAAATTTCTTGACGATTACAACGCAACAGTCAATGATTTTATAGCCATTTTTGGCAGAAATTATTTATAGGAGGAATTGAAATGGACAACGAGCAGCAAGTAGCCTATAACTGGGCTAAAAAGCAAAATTATCAATCTGTTGCGGCGCAGTATGCAAAGCAACTTACAGAAATAATTGACGAGCAAGCAGATCAACTTGAAAAATATCACCACGCCGAGCAGTGGATAGACGATATGAATAATCCACTTGAACCGATAAAAGTATCTGCCGCGCTCAATTCTGAAATTTTTAAATATCAGTTCAGAAAAGAGCATAGCCCAAAAGATATCAGCGAATTAGATGTGACGGTTATGGCGGCGCTTATGGACGTGCTGAAACGCGCAAAGGAGGTTCGATAAATGAGTTTAAATGTAGTTGCCTTGAACGGGCGTTTAACGGCTGACCCCGAATTACGCCATACCAACAGCGATATACCCGTATGTCAGTTTACCCTTGCAGTAGACCGCTCATATGTAAAACAGGGTGCAGAACGTCAAGCGGATTTCATCGACATTGTATGTTGGCGCGGCACCGCTGAATTTGCATCACGATACTTTGTAAAAGGTCAGTTGATAGCCGTCGAGGGTTCAATTCAGACCCGTTCTTACGTTGATAAAGACGGCAACAAGCGCAAGGCTTTTGAGGTTGTAGCAACCAATGTGCATTTTGCAGAGCCAAAGCGTGACGGCATGGCAGAAATACAGCGCAATGCACGTAATGCCGGTGTGTCGGTTAACAACAGCGATAACGGTGATTTTGTGGAGATTAGCGATCCGGATGATTTACCTTTTTAGCCAATGATTAGCCAATTATTTAATAGGGCGGCTAATAACCGCCCTACCCTAAGGGGATGATGAATAATAAAAGCAGAACTATTCAACGACAATTTTCAGAATTTCAAGCGATACAATATTCCAAAAGCACAGTTAGTTATTGCAGATATCCCCTATAATCTCGGTAAAAATGCGTATGCTTCAAGCACTGAATGGTACATAGATGGCGACAATAAGAACGGTGCAAGTAGCAAAGCTGGAAAAGCGTTTTTCAACACTGATTACAATTTTTATATACCCGAATATTTTCACTTTTGCAACCGCTTGTTGAAAAAAGAACCGAAAGAATGTGGCAAGGCACCGGCAATGATTGTTTTTTGTTCTTTTGACCAAGACAAAATGGTAATTGACCAAGGCGAAAAGTACGGATTTATGCATCATTATCCGATTTTCTTTATCAAAAATTATTCTGCACAGGTTTTGAAAGCAAACATGAAAATTGTCGGAGCTACCGAGCATGCAGTTGTCTTATACCGTGATAAACTGCCAAAATTCAACAACAACGGTAAGATGATTTATGACTGGTTTTACTGGAAAAAGGATAGCCCTAAGGACTATCCAAAAATACACCCGAACCAAAAACCAGTTGCACTTTTGAAACAGCTTATAGGCATTTTTACAGACGAGAACGACGTTGTTATTGACCCGTGCGCTGGGAGCGGAACAACGCTTCGTGCTGCTTATGAACTCGGCAGAAAAAGTTATGGCTTTGAGATTTCTAAAAATTTTTGCAAAGAAGCAAATGAAAAAATGCTTAATTTAGAATTGCTGGAATCTCAAATGCGGCTGTTTTAAGGGGATGATGAATTATAAAAGACGCTTATTATTTTCCCCATGATAGCAATGCAAAAGATGACCCAAAATGTGTATTGCTGATTGAGCAGTTAGGGTTAGAGGGATATGGCATCTACTGGATTTTGGTTGAAACTTTACGTGACCAACCAGAATATAAATATCCGCTTGCTTTACTTCCTGCACTTGCACGACGTTTTAACACGACAACAGAAAAAATAACAACAGTTGTCATGAAATATGGACTTTTTGAAGTGGCTGATAACGATTTTTTCTTTTCAGATAGCCTTATTCGCAGAATGTCAATATTGGCTATAAAGCGAGAAAGCCAGCGGGCTAAGGCATTAAAGCGTTGGCATGGAGATGATGCCACGGCAATGCCACAGGAATGCCACGGCAATGCCGATGCAATGCCAGTAAAGGAAAGTAAAGTAAAGGAAAGTACAGTAGAGCAAAGTAAAGAAGATACTACGTTATTATCTTCTAACGAAGATAATTGTTGCGAACAAATTCGCAACGAACAATCCGAGAACAAGAAAAAGCGTAAGCAACCTGTTTTTGAACATGAAAGCAAACCGTATAAACTTGCTGCCAAGCTGGAAGAAATGATACATACAAACAATCCTGACGCTAAGCAGCAGACCGAAACTAATTTGCAATCATGGGCTTACGAATTTGACAAGGCTATGCGTATTGACAAGCGAAAAGCACGGAATATTTATGATGTTATGTTTTATTCACAGAATGATATTTTTTGGAAGTCTAATATCTTATCGGCAAAGAAACTAAGGCAAGAGTACGACCGACTTAAATTGCAGATGGAGGAAAGCAGCAATGATAGACGCACATAACATCGAAGCTGAACAATCTGTTATTGGCGCGGCATTGATTGACCCTGACAAGGTTATCCCGGAAATTATTGATATAATATCCCCCCAAGACTTCTATATCGGCTTATATGGCGAGTTTTATAGCTATGTGGTAAATATGACGGCTAAGGGTAAAAAAATCGACTACGTGACAATGGCGGCGGCTATGGAGAGCAAGACTGACAATGACGTATCGAAGGAGCTTTTAAAATGTGCCGATATGGTGCCAAGCGTCGTAAATGCCAAGGCATATGCGGAAATCGTTTCAAAAAGCGCAAGGGCGCGGCGAATACAAGCGGCTTTGATGGACACACAGTATACGCCGTTAACGGCTGATAACGTGGATGAAGTAACCGAAAAACTTATGGCAACGCTTTATGAACAATCTGAATCAACACGTAAATCAGGTTTGCAACCGCTAAACGCTGGAGTTGTTCAGTGGTATACCTCGCTTTTCAAAAAGCGCCCCGATAGGGTCGACACAGGTTTTCAAGACCTTGACTGGATATTACGCGGTATGTACGCCGGAAACCTGACATTGCTTGCTGCCCGTCCCGCCGTTGGTAAAACCGCTTTTGCCGTCCAAATTGCGCGGCATGTTGCTGAAACTGGGAAAGTAGTCAATATCTACTCTTATGAAATGGAGCAGAGCGAAATTATAGAACGCATGGCGGCTGACGAAAGCGGCGTTGACATGGATAACCTTATCGACAATGAAACGCTTAAAGACGATGCCATAGGCGATATTGCACAGGCGGCAGACAGGCTGTCAAAACTGCCCATCAATATTTCTGACGATGCAAGCATTACAGTGACGCAGATACGTGCGCAGTGCCGCATGACTAAGGGGTTAGGGTTAATCGTTGTGGATTACATACAGCTTTTGAAATCCTCACGCCGTGCAGAAAGCCGAAATGTGGAAGTCGGCGAGATAAGCCGGTCACTAAAAATGCTTGCCAATGATTTAAAAGTACCGGTGTTGGCACTATCGCAATTAAACCGCGACATTGAGAAGCGCGGAGCTGCAAACAAGGAACCGCAGATGTCAGATTTAAGGGACAGCGGAAGTTTGGAACAGGACGCAAATAAAATCATGTTTATGTACCCGCTTGACGAGCATGAGAACCACAAAATTATTGCTGTCAAGGTTGATAAGAATCGGCGCGGGCATGTAGGCGAAGTACAATTTTTATTTGACGGGTCGCACATGCGTCACAAACCATTGCTGAAAAATAATTATGTTGAACATAAAAAAAGCGGCATGGCTTATGACAATGATTTTTAAACCCCGTGAGAGCTACCACAATGGCGCAGGACGCGTTAAATGCTGAAATTAGTGTAAGTTTACGTCGAGATTAGAAAGCGGCGTACAAGCGAAATTAGGAGGGATACAAGTGAGTGAAATTACAATTGCGGTAAACGAGAATGATATTGCAAAGTTGGTTGTTGAAAAAATTGCAGCAGCTATGGCGAGAGAATACACCGGAGAATCTATTGATGCAAAACATGGAATCAGAAAAGGTGTTGAGCAAGCTGTAAAAGATTATGTTTATTCTCGCAAAGATGAAATAATTGAAAGATGTGTAGAACAGGCATCTTTTGAGCTTGTGAAAAAAGGATTACCAAAATTGATTGAAAAGATGGAGGTAAACAATGAGCAGAAAGATTAAATTCCGTGGGAAACAATTACACAGCGAAATTTGGATATATGGTGACCTTACTACTGTTACGCCATATGTGATAGACCGGTTCATTACATTTTTTACAGAAGATGGTTCAATTAATAGGCTACCCGTTGACCCTTCAACAGTCGGGCAGTACACAGGATTGCGCGACAAGAATGGGAAAGCAGAAGCATTTGAGGGCGATATTGTCAGAGAGAACCGCTCTACCGGCGTTATCAAGTTTGCTGATGGAAGATTTTATATCGACTGGATTATTAACAAAGACTTTTTCAGTGATACAATCGGAGTCCATTTAAAATATGCGGAAATTATCGGAAATATTTATGACAACCCCGAATTGCTAAATAGCCAAAAACAGAAATTGGAGGATAAGGCAGAATGAAAACTAATTTTGATGTAATAACGGAATCACCAGAGAAGTTAGCAGAAATTCTTTTCAACAATCATGATTGCTTGGATAGGCTTAATGGGAAGAAAAATTCATGCGATGATTGCAATCATAATTGTTTTGATGGAATGTTAAATTGGTTATGTAATCCCGCAGAGGAGGAATGATATGCGACAAGTAAGCCGAGCAGAAACCAATTTTGAAGCAATTTACATAAAGCCCCGTGTGAGGTCAGGCGAGATTAAAAGCTATAAAACGCAAGTCAAGTTTGTTTTATGGCCGAAAACAGCTACAGAGCGGCAGATAGTTTTCACACCGGATTTTGTTATCGAATATCCGGATGGCAGAAAGGCTGTTATCGAAATGAAAGGGAAACAGGTGCGTAAGTTTCAGCGTGATTATCCTTTGCGTCGGCGTCAGTTTATGGAACTTCACCCGGAATATGAGTACCGGGAAGAAAAAAGCGAGGAATGGACATGAGTAAACCAACCGCACCAACACATTTTTACGCAACATGTCAAAAGTGCGGGCGTGAATTTAGCACCTGTGAAATCCGCACATGCCCGAAAACAGGTAAGAAAATATGCCGGTACTGCTGCATGAAGTGTGAAAACAGCGTGAATATTGGCACGTGGTCAGAATGTAATGGGAGGGCAAAATGAAAGCACATATTGAATTAACCCCGTCACAGCGCCGAGAAGTGAATAGCCGCATTAAAAAGTCATTTGTGTCAGGTTATAACAACGGCTGTGAATCGGCTTTATTATTTTCGCTGTCAGCTTTGCATAATTTGTATGACTGGAAAGCTGCGCCGATGCAGAAATTTTTGAATGAAGTTTTAAATTTTGCGAACGCCGCGCAAAGTGACCCGGACATGATAGACCGAATGAAACTGAAAATGTCTGATTTAGGCATTGAGATTCAAGGAAAATTTAATACTGAAGGAGGAATAATTTATGAAACAGCAGAAAATTGACGAGATAAAGGCAAGGTGCGATAGGGCAACACGGGGGCCGTGGCTGATTAAACCGGATAATTTGGGATATGCGCCGTATATTGTCACAAAAGAACGTACAGTTTCAAAAGTATTTTTTTCGGGTGGCAGCGAAGATGGATGATAAGGCATGGAAAGGCATAGATACAATAATACAGCGTCTTGCTGCCTATGAAGATGCCCTTACAAACCCTGACGGCACAATATTAGAGCCGCGAGAAGTAGCAAAGATGTTAGAAACTGCCTTTGCTGAATCATGTAAGGGCAAGGCAAAGATTGACCTTTTGCAATCAGAAATATCCTCCCTTAAAACCGAGCGTGACACGCTTAAAAAAGATTATCTTGACTTGCAATGTCAGTACGAAATGTACGGGGGCGACGAGGGTATTACAGGCATGTTAGAACAAATAGCCTCCCTTAAATCCGAGCGTGATGTTGCGGTGAGGGCGTTGGAAATGGCAAGTGAGGATGGAAATATAGTTGCAGAGGATTATATAACGTTGGCAAAGGTAGTGATTAAACATGCTAAATGAGTTAGACGTCCCACAAGTCAGAGAATACATATTATACCGTTTGAGCCAGTTGTCACCTGCACAACTTAGAGGTTTTGAAAAAATCCTTGATGTGTTATATGAATTGCGAGAGGAGGGCAAACCATGAATGAAATGACACCGCAGGAATGTGCAGAACATTTTGAAAATACAGTCCATGCTTTGCATCTTATAAACGGTGATAAAAACGATATCGCAATACTTAAATATGCCGCCGCCACAATGCGCAAACTCGCGGCTGGTGAACTGGTGGAAGTGGTTCATGGGAGATGGGAAGAAGAGCGCGACCCATATGGAAAATTAGTAGGGTGGAATCATAAAGAATGTGGGCGCATGACGCAAGAGGCAACACGGTTTTGCCCCTCATGTGGTGCTCTGATGGATGGAGGGAATAACAATGCCGAGTGATTATATCAGCAAGTCGGCACTTATGAAAGCAATAGAAAATGAACGACAAATTACAGTGTCAAACCAGTGCAATTTCAAGGACATTATAAATACAATTCCCACTCTTGACCTTGTTCCGGTTCCGGTAAGATGCGGAGAATGCGAATATTCATTAAAACGCGGCGATTTAATATTTTGCAAAGCTGGCATGCCAAGCATTTATGAAGATTATTATTGTGCTAATGGCAAGCGGAAGGAGCAGAAATGAATTATAAATTAATGGATGCACTTGCAAATTGGCGCGGTAATGTTTCGTTTAGCGGGAAATATGAGAGCGAAAAAGAAAACCTTGAAGCCGAATTAACGCAACGTAAAAAGTTGATAAGTGAGCGAAAGGAGCAGAAATGAACGAGATTGAAAAGGCAGTTAAATCCTGCAATGAAGAAATCCAGTTTTACAAGCATGAGTTGAAAGAACCATATATGAATCAAGAATTATGTGCAGAACAGGACTATTGCCAAGAGCAAAGTAGAACGCATTGCCTTTGTAATTCAAAAATTAAAGATTTTCAGTTTATTATTGCTGTCCTTCGTGAAAATCAGGAGCGTGAAAAAGGGTGCGAATTTTGTCGGTCACTTTGCAGATTTTGTAACGTAGACAGTTTGGATATTTGTGATGAATGCAAAAATCATTCAAAATTTGAACCAATCGAGCATAAAAGATTCTGCCCTAATTGTGGCAGAAAATTGGAGGATAAAGATAATGCCTGATATTTTAACCCGCATGCAATCCGCATACACTGAATATTTAAAATCCCCATGTGACGAATGCACTGTTGACGATTGCGATGATATGTGCTTCTCCTGCCAACGCAAGGCAAAGCATAAGTCAGACGCGGCAAAGGCAATTATAGCGTTAATACCGGAACTTTTGGCAAGTGAATCGGAGAAACAGCATGATTAATACAGCAGATAGAGAAATAACGCCGGCAATAAAAGCCCTGACCCATTACTTAGCCCATATGGTGTATACCGGAGAATGCGATACGTTTACAGCCAAAGATGCAGATAATTATGTAAACTGGTATTGCAGCACCAAGCTGCGGAAAAGCCCGACGCGCGATGTGCAAGCCATGACAGATAAAATATTAGCAATGCGGGCAAAAGGAACTACATATCGTGAGATTGCCGCCACAATGGGCTTAGATAAAGATACTATCTACCATTATGCCGCTAAAGCAAAAATGATTAGAGAAAAGGAGTAGCGATGCAAAATGCGACAATTGCTTTTTACGCCCGAAGAATTGGAACAGATGCGGCGTGAAGATACCGCAGACAATGTTAAGTCGATGGCAGAAGGGCATGATATTCAGCGTGAATTGCGAAAATTATGCAAGTCAGAACGATATATTTGTGATGATTACACGCGTGAATGGGACAAAGCGCACGGAATACCACAGTATATAATCAATGACAATCACATGATATCGAAACAGAGATTGGAAAAAGCGGAGGCGAAATATGACAGCTAAAGAATTCCTATGGCAATACATTAACGCTGAAAAAATGATTGATGCAAAGCTTGACCGTATTCGGCGCTATCGAGAAATGGCGACAAAAATCACTTCAACGCTTACTCCCGACAAGGTACAATCATCACAGGAGAACAAGATGGAGCGTATAATCGCGCAGATATGCGACATGAGCGTTGAAATAGAGCAGGATATAAATTCATTGGAGCATATTCAAAAGCGTGTAAGTGACGTAATTGATGGCGTGAGAGACCCAATGCAACGTGCAATATTATATCGACGATACATAAATGGCGAAAAGTGGGAGGAAATCGCTGTAAATATGCATTACGAATACCACCAAATAGTTAGGATCCACGGGAAAGCACTTGACGTTGTAAAAGATGTTCTACAATGTTCTATTGAAATGTGATATAATAGTATTATCAAAATATGTGGTGGCGAAATCGGTACGGATAATGGTTCCAACTCCGAGGGCAGACGCTTATAATGTAAGGCCGATACGGAATGTTTCCGTCACAATGCAGCCGTATAGGTTCAAATCCTTACCCACATATTTATTTTAACAGCTCAATTCCATTTTTATATCTTCTTTCTTTCATAGCACCCTGCCGGTAATAATCGGCGGGGTGCTACTTTTATGTATTTTTGTGAGGTGATAACCACGGAAACTATAGTATTTAACCATACAGTCAAATGCAGCATATGTCGAGGAAAAATACACGCAGACAGATACAGTGATACGCAAAGTCCGTGCTATCACTGTAACGCTATAAAAAGTGAGGTGACGACCTGTGACAGACAGGCAAGAAAAGTTTTGCAATGAATATTTAATAGACCTAAACGCAACACAGGCCGCCATACGAGCAGGATATAGTAATAAGACGGCAGACACACAAGGGCCGCGGCTGTTGCAAAATGTTGGGGTTCGCGCATATATAGACGCGGAAATAGCTAAACAGAGCCGTCGCACGGGCAT